CCCTGTCCTAATAATGGGGGAGTCTGGCACAGGGAAGGAACACTTCGCTGAACTCCTCCACGGGAATCGCCGCCCTTCATCCAGTCAAGAAGTCATACGCGGCTCCAACTTTGTACCTGTCAACGTCACCACTCTAGGGGAAGACCTTTTTGAGGCACTACTCTACGGTCACAAACAGGGAGCGTTTACAGGAGCGACCCGTGATACAACTGGCCTTGTCCAACAAGCAGCCGGAGGCACTCTATTCCTCGATGAAATTGGGGAACTCAAACTCACATCACAGCCAAAACTCTTACGCTTTGTCCAACACAAACAATTCCGCAAAGTTGGTGCAGCCAAGCTGAGCAAGGCAACTTGCCGCATAGTTTGTTCAACCAACTGCGACCTGAAGGAGATGATCAAGGTTGGCAAGTTTCGCCTAGACCTCTACCATCGTCTCACAATCTTCATCATAAAAACCACGCCAATCAGAGAGCGACCCAATGACCTTGCCCTCTACATCCACAAGACTCACAATATTGAGCCAACCAAAGCAAAGGAAATGGCTACACACATCCTAAAGCTAACACCACTCGACGGAAACTACAGAGAGGTACAAGGTATAATGGCACGGTACGAGTTATTAGGCGAATATATCATCTATTAGTATTAACCGACCGAAAAAAGTTGGCACGGTTACTGCTTATATGTCAGCAGGTTAACCTTTTAACCTAGATTATGCAACATAAACAAGAAAAATACATTGATGGAGACTTCAAAGGACTCAAGTTCTTTGTTCCTGTCTTTGAAAAGCTGTCTGAGGCAGTTGAATCCTACACCGAGGCGACAGTCCTTGCCCTATTGAATCAACAGATTCAGTCGCGGTTGAGAACCAAGGTCAAAAATAGCCTTCCCAAGAACCTACCAACCTCACAGCTTGAGCGATACAAGGATGAGCTTTATCGTAAGCATCCAGAGGGTTGCGTCTTCTCTGTTGAAGATTGTAAGAGCTGGCATCCAACAGTTCGCGGCTTGTCTGCCCGCAAACTATTCTTGATGTCTCAAGCTGCCGTGGCCAAGGGAGACCTTGAGGAAGCAAAGGAACTAATGGAACAATGCAAAGCGAAAACTCTGGCATAAACCGATCAAGCTACTCACCGAATGCGGCGAAGCAAGTTCAGCCTATCCTTGATCGCTTGCTGGAGACTGGCAAAGATGTCTACATCTCATCACAAGAGACTGGCTTCACGCCAAACACCCTCTACGTCAAGTTCAACGATGGCTTTAAGTTCATCATTGATAACTTCGACGACAACAAGTATGTGATCCTCCGATCTCGCGTTGCCTTTCGCAAGCTGGACAACGGAATCCTCGCCTACTTCAAGGACGTAGTTAAAAACCGCATGACACTCCGCGAACTTGAGTACGAGTTCAACGATACTATTCGCTGGAAGAATGACTTGGAGACTTGGTACAAATTTGCCAAGGACTCCGAGTTGTTTGAGCGCAGCGTAGCAATCAACAACGATGACAAAGAGTGGATTTACAACCTTGTAAGTTCCGACTCTGAAGTTGAGGTAACTGAATCGAAAGTGAGGGTGATGAAATGATAGCCGGTATTCTCTACGACCTATTCAGTCTTGCTTGGCTTATCGGTTTCTTTGGTTGCCTACTCATTGCGGCGATGGACATAAAGACATGAAAGCAGAACTATCCCCTGAAATACACGCAGAATTATTGCGAGGTAAAAACAACCTCAACGAAATTCAAGGAAATCGTGTATTCCTTGCAACCATTATCGAAGACTTGATAAGTCGATACTTGTCCAGTTATGTAAAAGGAGAAACTACAAAAAGAATCACTAAATTGAACAACGAAAAAGCAAAAAGAAAAGCGAGAATCAAGAAGCAAATAGAATCAACTAGAGATGTATCACATCTTTATAAAAAGTATGAAACTCTTGCAGATTTGCTGATAAAATGACAATCGAACAACTACTTGATGTGTCAGTTGATAAGCTGGAGGAGATGACTGATTCCGAATTGCTAAAGCACATGGAACCATACCTCAAAATCTCACGCACAACTGAGCCAGACGAGTTAATCCTAGTAAAGAAGCGGCGGGGCCGCAAAATTAACCTTGAAAAATCTACTTGAAAAAACTGGAGACAGATACATCTTGCGAATAGACGCATCGTCGTACCGTGAATCCACTTGTGATCTCAGGTTCTTCTACACCACAGTTCGTGGTCTACGAAATAACCACATGAATCATAAGATGGAATACGGCACAGCCTATCACAAAGCCTTGGAACATTTTTACAGTACTGGAGACAGGTCTGAATCAATGAACATGGCATTGGAACACTACGCAAATCCACAAATAGTTGTACCTGACTCTGATTGGCGTACTGCCGGTCACCTTGCAACCTGCCTCACTCAATACTTCGATAACTATGCAGAAGTCGATGGCCTTGTTGTTGAAAGGCACATGGGTGAGCCGCTGCTTGAGATGAAGTTCGCCTTCCCGTTCTATTCAAACGACACAATCGACGTTTTGTTGTGTGGAACAATCGACTTCATTGGAACCTTCTTTGGCCAAAGCATCCTATGCGATCACAAGTCCACGGCAGTCACAGCCGTTGATCGCTACCTAGACACTTACAGGATGTCCACGCAACTGATGGCTTACACGATGGTTCTACGCAAGCTGTTCCCTGACCGCAACTACCAAGCCATCATCAATGGCATCTTCTTGTCGCGGACAGGTAAGAACAAGTTCCAGCGTAGTGCAATCCTCGACTTCTCTCCCGATAGAATGGAGAAGTTCGAGGAACACTTGACCAAAACCGTAATCAACTTCGCCAATCAACTTGAGCGAGGCTTGGCTACTGACACTATCCCGTTCCTTCCCAACTACAATTGTTGTGAGACGAAGTTCGGTATGTGCAGGTTCACTCGCATTTGCAATGCTGGTGAACACTCCGAGGCGGTCATTGACAACGACTACTACACTAAACTATACGATCCCCTGAAATTCCAAACATGAACGATAAAGAATTAAAGATACGCGCTCTATCCGAGTTTACTCGCGAAGCACCACGCAAGTTTGACATAGGCTCTGCGGAACATAATCCAAAGGGCGATAAAGGTTTGTGGCGTATGAGCGAGTTACAACTCGTTGACGCACAGAAAGAAGAAGTAATAGATATGTGGCACTATACCGTCGCATTAGAACATAAACTAAAAGAGCAAGACGCTCTCATACTACAGTTGAAACGTACAATAGCGAACCATGAATAAACCACTAATAGGAATAGTTGGCTCCAGCGGGTCTGGCAAGTCAACATCGTTGCGGAATCTTCCCGTTGACAAGACAATCATCATTGATCTTGAGCGAAAAGGTTTACCGTTTAGGGAAGCTAAAAACTTCCAAATCATCCCAGCAGCTACCTTGCCTGAAATTGACAAGGCAATTGCCACGGGATTAAACAACGCTGAAGTTGTTGTCATTGAATCCTTCACAAAATACTGTGAGATTCTCATTGAGACAGCCCAGAAAATGTACAAGGGCTACGATGTGTGGTCGTACTATAACAAGGCAATCCGCAAAACATTGGAGAGTCTCAAGAACGAAAAAGCCACAGTCGTTATCACAGCCATTGACGAGATCGTCAAGATCATGCAACCAACAGGCGGCGAATATAACACGCGCCGAATCAAGGTGCAGGGTAAAGTCCACGAAGGCTGCATTGAGAAGGAACTTCTCCTCGTCTTGTTCACCGAAGTCAGGCGTGAGAAAGATTCCATCGAATACTGTTTTCAGACAAATTCAGATGGAGTAACTTCCGCGAAGACGCCGCTTGGTATGTTCAAAGACCTCTACATACCTAACGACCTCAACACAGTCATCACCAGCTTGGAGGAATACTATGCCTAATTGGATAGAAATACATGATAATGGTATTGTTAACCTAGATTCTGGCATGGTTGTTCAGCTTGTCCACGAACGTGAGGACAAACATCATACAAGAATCTGGTCGCTTCACAGCGGCGACCGTTACCTGATGGGTGATGCAAAAACGTTTGATCACATACAAGCGTTAATTCAGCGCAACATCACAATTGATTACTACTCAAGAATCAATGACATACATTGGACTGATCGTGTCTCTAACTGTTTCCATGCACATGGAATAGAACACATAGGCGATCTGCTCACCAAAACTGAAGCTGACTTGTTGAAGATGCGCGCATTTGGAAGGAAATGCCTCAGCGAAGTCATTCGTAATCTAGCCAATCATAACCTAGAACTAAGTGAATAATTTCTTGCATGGAGCAAGGATAAAAAAACAAATGCCTACTATAAACCTAAACGAAGTGACTGAGAACGCTCGACCGTTCTTGCCGTCAAACACATACACAATCCGCGTTGCTGATGCGGAGTCTAGATCATCCAATGCTGGCAACCCGATGGTTGTCTTGTCATGGGAAATTGTTGCACCTGAATCCATCGAGGATGCTGATTTGGGAACTGTACGGATTGCTGGTTTGCAATTCCGTGAGTACGTCGTGTTCATTGAGAAAGCGGCTCACCGTGTGAAGAAGTTGCACCGCACCTTGAACCTGCCCGGTGAACTCAAATGCTCTGACGCGAATGATCCTTGGGGTACGGTTATTAC